TCAGGATCAGCAACTGTTCCTGTGTTATATTCAATACGTTTAATTTCTTTAATAGTGTTGTGGATTGTAAAGTGAGTAGGTTTAGTTGAGTCACTAAGAACACCTAACTTTATAAGTTCATCATGTTCAGGAATGTACCTAGCAGCAATAATATTGTAGTAAGTATCCTCGACAACAGAGGCTACCTGTTGGGCTTCTACACTGTCTGAGATAGTGTTGACATTCTCTGAGTCCATGTCAGACAGTATAGATTGAACAATTTCTAAGAGTGTCGTTTTCATTAGACTGGTAACCCTTTTACTGTCCAAAAGATAGAAGCATAGCTAACATTACTTGCACTGTTAATCTTTGAGTATATTTCTAAGTAGTCATTGGTTGATAGTGTGCTATTTCCAAGTAGTGCAATAGACCCCCAAGAACCTGAACTAATTGTTCTGATGACATGAGCACCTGAAAGACCAGCACCATTTTTATAAAGTACCCACTCTACATCTTTGTTCGTACCTGTAGACTGTGAGGTAGATATAGCAATATGGATATTAGCTGAAATATCTTCAGTTCCTGTATACGTCAGTCTAGCGTTAGGTGAGTTCGTAACTGTAAAACCATTAAGAGTTGATGATGTTAATGTCGGATTAATTACTGTATAACCAGTTGTAGCTGAATGAACATAAGCTGGTGTGGTAGCATCAAAATCTAAATATACATCTGCATTTGCATGTAGAGTTGTCCAAGTTCCTGAACCTGCCCCATCAGACAAATACACTTTACCTGAAGATGCAGCTGCTACACCCTTAGGTTCGTGTAAGTAAGGATCAGTTAAAGATGAGTGATTTACATTTGCGATGGGTCTAGCCCCTCCTCTGGCATCTTATTGCCTTTTGACATATTGTCATGAGCAGTTTCTTCTTTACATAAACGGCATACTTTTAACATATAGAAAATCCCTGCCAGTGTTAAAGATATTATAAACTAAAAAATAACACTTGTCAACAAAAAAGTGAAGGGTACCCCCGAAGGGATACCCAAAAGATTATTATACAGCAGGATCGGTTACGATAGTAACGATACCTTCTGCACGGTACTTCTTGACACCATAACGAGCTGTGGTTACATACTCGTGACGTTGGTAGTCTTTGTTGTACTCATAATCAACTTCTGGCTCTTGACGCCATGCACCTACGAATGGGTTAGCATCGCCTTCAGTTGAGAAGAACAAGTTAGCAACACCATTGTCTGTGCCGAAGTTGTTAGTTGTTGTACCATCACGTTCTGCAAGTGCTGAGTCAGAGACATCAGACTTCAAGAAGTTAGATGTGTATACGTCGAAGCCGTAGACGTTAGCTACGAAACGCATACCTGTTGCGATACCATCACGAACAATACCTTCGAACATTGGGTTGTTAGATACGTTAGTTAGGTTTGTCAATGTGTTCAGTTGGAACTCAACTGATGGATCGACAATAGCAACTAGACCACGATCAGGTACTGAGGACTTCTTCAATGCATAACGTGCATATGCGAAGTCAGCTAGTTCTAGCTTACCTGAGTTACCGCCTGAAATACGGTGTGCAATACCGTCTTGTGCTTCAGCTGAGTTAGCTGTAACACCTGTTTCAGGTGCAGCAAAAGTTGTAGACTCGAAGTGCTCCATGATCGCACGGCCTTGTTCTGGAACAAAACGTGCTTCAAGTTGTGCACTGTAGAAAGAGTCTTGTGATGCTGCTTTCGTGATGTAAGTTGCAGATGACAAATACTTGTCAATCGCAAATGTGAAGTTCGCAGTTGACAATGCATCATATGTGATAGCTGTGTCATCTGTGTAGTCACGTGTTTGGATCGCACCGATTTGTGGAATGTTGAAAGTATCACCATCAGGGAAACCTTCGAGCATACGCACGTAGTTCTGTGCCATCATTTCGTCACGTAGTAGTTCCTTTAGTTCTGACGACCAAAGGTTACTACGGACTAAGTTAGTGCTTACTGCACTATCGTTCATACCAGCCATTGCTAGTCTCCTTAGTTACCGAACCTATCACCCAGCCGTAGCTTGTCCTGCATCATTTGCTGTTGGACTTTAGGTGTATAGTATTGTTTTGAATTTTGCCGACGAAGATTCTGGTAGTAGTTCCAGTCACGTTCATTCGACTGTTGCATGTTGACACCTTCGGTTCGTACAGAACCTTGAACCATAGGGCTAAAGGTTTTCTGTGGTTCACCGATAAGAGCAAAGAATGCTGTGGGCGATTCGGCTGCAATATCACGTAGACGATCTATTGTCATACCGAGTGCTTCGGCTTTCTCTTGGACTTTAGCGGCAGCTTCCGTACCAAAAGATTTCTCTAACTCTTGATCTACTTGTGTCAGGTTCTGTTTAATGACAGCATCCTGTTCACGTTTGACCAGTGTTTTTTCAACAAGGCTTTCCAAATCGTTCTCACTAAGACTTGCAGTGGTGTCCTGTGTCTCTGTGCTACCATTATTATTGGGCGTTGCAGGTTGTGCTGTGGTAGTTTCAGCAGCCTTGTTCTGCAACTGTTCAAGAATCTGGGCTTGATAATCCTGCTTCTGCATATCCTCTCGCATAGTGGCTAGTTGCTCTTCAAGAGTTTTAATATAGCCATCTGCTTCAAGTTTACCTTTGGCAAGGACTTCAGGGTCTTTCCAGTTCTCTCCCTTTGCCTCTACGAGTTTCTGCAAGTAAGATTCCTGTGGTGAGGTTTCTTGCTGCGTCTGCTCTGTTATCTGCTCAGTCTGTGCGGTTGCAGCACTGTCAGTAAATACCATAATCTATTCCTTACTTTCTAAGTTGATAATATCAAGCACTTGGTTGAGTGCTCTGTTATAGCCGATACGATCAGCTTGTTTGTACGCCCATGACGGATTATCATAGTCAGCCGACGATGGGGATTCTTTGAGTAGAGACTCAAGAATTACTTCAAGACGGAGAAGACTTTCACGGTTTGACAGGAGGGTTTGACGTACACTCTCCTTGTCTTCTTTCGTCTTACATTGTTTGAACCAGTGGGATTTCATTTATTTCTTTTTTGGAGACTTCATTGTTTTGGTAGGTTCTTTCTTCTTAGTACCTTTACCGTATGTTGTCTTCTTACCCTTCATGTATGGCATCTTTAGAGTCCTTTCTCCATTGCTATCTGTTGCTCTTCTTGAAACTGAACTTCAGCTTCAGTTGCAATTCGTTGTGTTTCTAGTTGTTCTGTTACTGTGATATTCTCAGCAAACAACTTAGGCTCACCTAGTTCATCAGCTAGAAGACGAGCAAACTCTTTACCTGACAAGTGTGCTGCCATAGTCGGGTCTGACAACTTCAACTGATATAGCTGTGTTAAGTTTTGTACACGGTTAGCACGTTCTGCGTAATGACGAGCACCCATAGGAACGATCTTACCGTTAGCCATGATATCTTCTTTGGTGATCTGTTCGAAGAAGTACAAGCCTGTGTCATCATTCAAGACACGAACTGTGTCAGCATAGTCCATGTTACGGCGAGATGCTTCGAGCATAGCGTTAAGGATTGGTTCTAGGAACACACGTTCAAAGTGTGCTGTCTTGTGTTGGAAGATACGACCAGCTGCTGTCATCAACTGTTGTACTTCGAATGCTGTCTTCTCACCTGCACTACGGATACCCATAGCCTCACGAGGAGCACCTGCCAGCATTTCCATTTTATTCTCTAGAGTCTGAATCTGGAAGTCAGCATTCAAGGCTGTAGCATCAGGGGCTAGATATCCTACGTCACCCTCTTCACCCATGTATATACGTGCGGCAGGTTCGAAGTCGAAGTCCTCAACGTCACCCCTGATCTTGATAATCGGGTAGGCAATCTGATCGAAGACATCAGCCTTTAGGTTTTCTAGGTGGTCAATGCGGTACTGCATACCGACAAGATTATCTAGTGGCCCCATAGCGTATAGGTTGTCAGGACGTTCTCTCCAGCCAGCGTGGAAGATAGATGCCTTGCCTAACCAGCTAGGGTTTTGTTCGTTTATCAAGACATAAGAACGATCAACGACTGTGATAATACGGTTCTTGTGGAACTGACCGTTCTCTGAGTCGTAGATGTCACCATAGAATGTAAGAAGCTCTACGTAGTTAGACTCGTAGTATTCTGACAGAGTTGCAAAACCATCAGCGATAAATGCCTGAGACTTAGCAACGTCTATATCCTGTCCTGACATAGCTGAACGGTTAACCAGCATCTTGTCAAGGATACTCTTCATGTATCCGTTGTCAACAGTCTCTTCTACCTTACGAGCAACCTCGCCTAGGGTTAGAATAGAACGGACAACTTTAGGACTATCTCCGAAACTTGGGGCAAGTGGGTTGAAACAGATGTCAAAGGGGCTGATACGGACAAGTTTAGGCCCAATGTAGTTGACAATACGTTCTCCATCGTCGTACTCAGTGTAATCTCTGGAGAAGTCAACTGTTGCGAAACAGTTACCGTACTGGATGTAGTCATTGATTAATTTACTCACTGTGTTTTCAAAGTCAGACTGACGGATTTTATTCTCCATGTAAGCCTGAATGACATCACGTTTATTCTTTAGGTCTGAGTCTTCATCGTGTGCTTGGAATTTAAACCATCTTTGCTGGGGGAACAAAGCTGAGAAGTAGTTAGCATGTAGGTTATCAGCTATCTGTGTTAGCTTAGGTGTGGTGGTACTGTTAGTCCAAGGCAGTTTACTATTAGATGTTGTACGAGTATCCGTTGCGTAGATGTAGTTACGCAGTTCTTTCCACTCTTCTATCTTAGTACGACGAGCATTATTCCAAGATGTCCAACGATCTGTGATATCAGTTGCGAGAGCATGAGGATCAATGAAATGATCTATGTCAATAGTTGTTCCAGCCATTAAAAGGAAACTCCACCAAATCTTTTGTTAAACTGCACTACATTATCTTTTTGTTTACGAATTGCACGTGCAGGTTTGACAGCCATGTCTACAACTGAGGCTAGGGCATCAATCACATCGTCATGCGGAGGGTTACGTGACGATAGTTCTTCTTCAAGTATCTGAGTATTACCCCCACGGTAGTGCCAGATACTCAGGTTATCATATCTAGGTTCTAAGACAGAAGATATACGTTCCTGTTTATTACCTTGACTTTTGTTAGGTCTGAACTCGTCGATGCTTATGGTAAGTCCATGTTGCTTGATAAGTTCTTTAAGCTGTCTGACGATAGCCATTTGTGCAACTGTTGTTTCAGCTCTGAGTTTTCTGAATGACCACTTGTTGGATAGGTGTAGGATATGTTCGAAGTACTCAGATATTCTGTCAGTCCTGAATCTGTCGATGTCCAAGACGTAGATGTTGTTGTCTGCATCTATACCTACCACGACAATAGCTGTGTAGTCAGAACGCTTACCCAGACTAAAAGCAAAGTCCACCGCAGCGAAGACGTTGAGTCTATTATCTTTGTAATATGTGTATCCGTTGTCTTCACGAATATGTTTTCTTTCGTAGTACTGGAACTTGTCAGAACCTACAGGTACGTTGTCAGGATCGGAAGGATCGTTATAGTACTGTGCTCTGAACTGCCCCTTGTCTAGATACTGACCACGTTTCTTAGCTAGAATCTTGAGGTCAAACCCGAACCACTTACCATCCTTGCGTTGACTACGAGGCCACAAGAACTCACCAGTTCCATCACCTCTGTCCTCTACAGGTTTCTCAAATATCTCGTAGATATTATCTTCACCTACCTTTTCACCTCTTTCATCATACTGATCCTCTACCATTTGAAGAAGATCGTTGTACAGATCGGAAGGATGATAACGTGTACCTACGACCCACTCTTTAGCTTCAGCACCTTCAATAGACGAGAGAAGAGAGTATTGACTTTTAACTTTATTGCGTCCTTCGCCTGTGTAAGCATTTTCGTACACAACGACATCGTCCAAGACAGCAATGTCACAGTGAAGTCCTGTAAGTGACGTAGTAAGGCCACCAGTGAAGACCGAAGGGTCTCTAACATTTTCTTTCCTCCGTAGTGGATGATCTAACATGATCTCTGAGTTAGTCCACCGTGTTCGTTTACCTTCATCAGCATGTACGTGTTCAGGCCAGTACCTACGGTAAGTATCAGAGGTAAGGATTCCTTTGATAAATCCTAGTTGTTTTTCAGCTAGGTTAGCTGTAGCTGATATGTATAGTATACGAAGAGTTGGATTTTTTGTCAACTCCCAAGCTACACGATAGGCTATTAGTCTTGACTTGCCGTGGTCACGAGGAAATAAAAGTAGCTGGTGAGACTTAGCATCTTCCCTTGTCCACCAGTTACAGACATCCTC